CGTCTAACATTGATTCTATCCAAAGAACTTGCTTTTTTCTGTAATGTTTTTTGTCCAAATACAGTCACCCCTTGTCCAGGAAATGTAGCGATTGGATTAACATTTGAATCATACAATGTATCACGGTTAGCCTGAGTCAGTTTTCTCTCCGCCTGAATAGCAACATCAATTCCTCCACGATTCAAACCAGCTGGTGCAAACCATGGATGAGCCACTTTATCGTTGAATGCGTAGATTCCACCCATAACAACTGAAGGTGGCACCCATCTTTGAGTTCCAGCAACTAAAGTATCAGGTACTTTTATCCAAGGCCAATACATAGCTGCGAAGTTTGAATCTCTTGTCTCAGCCTGACTTGTAGCATCTGCTATATTCATACCATATGGTACAGGATCAATGACTGCAAAACAGTCTGCTCTATCTTCACATACATCAATTACTTTAGAAGCTATCTTAGTATGAACACTTCCAATTATACCAGGTACTAATATTAAATTAACATCGTATTCATCTTGGTTTGATATTAAATCTAAAGCATTGGTGTATCCTGTAAGACCTTGATTCGCAGTTTCGGGATTAAATCCTTGTGAATTTGTATTAATGTCTTCATAGAAAGTATAATTAGTAGTATTTGTTCCTTTTGGATTTCCTACTGGATCGAATCCAGCAAATCCATTACTTCCACCACTAAATGCACCATGAGATGAACCACTACCTACTGCCGGTAATGATGCTGAAAGACTACCAAGTCTAACATTTCCATTCTCATCAATGTAATCAAGTGTATCAAGTGTATTGTGAACAGTTACAAACTTTGATTTATTTGGAAATGATCCAGATAATTGTAAGAATGTTCCATCAGATGTCCTTAGAGTATTTATTTGGTCACCCACTCTTTTACCAATATAATTGGTTGAATTAGGATCTAAACTAAGATTTGAAAAAGTTTCAAGTATCTGTTTTCTTTTATGTGAATCATCACCTCGTCTAATTAAAAGAGTAAATGTGCCTTTTTTATTGTTTGTATTTGTAATTTCCCATCTAATATTATGTTGTGAACCACTAAGAAGAACATTGTTCGTTGTAGCTAATGCACTTCCACTGTTATTCATAATTTCACCATCAGCGATAGTTTGTAATTTAAATGAAGTACTTGTTGTGGTTGTGTCTGTTCCACCTTGTATAAGAAAACTACTATCTGAACTTACAAAGTTTGGAGTCGTGGAAAATGTATCACCACCTGAACCAGTAGCCATGGTTAAATTAGCTTGTGTTCCTGCACTTGAACCGGATAGAATTACCACTCCAGCATCAGATGATGCAGAAATTCCTAAGTTTGTAGTTGTAATTGTTTGGTTCACTGCATCTCTAAATGCAGCAGCTGTGGTTGTTACAGTATCAGCTACACCTGGTGCTGCCCATTCAACAAATACTTGAGTTGCAGAATTTGTATAACCTGCAGATTCAGATACAAACATAAACTTTGTACTTCCTATAGTAATTTCATCAGGACCACCGAGTGCAGATACAGAACCTGATGGTACAGCTGTAAATGTAAGTGATGCACTTGCAAATGTTGCTCCAGTTGTTGTAGCCTGTGAACCTATAGTGTCATTAGTAGTAGCAGGTCCAAAAGCACCATCTAAAACTCTAACAACAGTTAAGGTGTCTGAATTTTTTAAATATTGTTCTGCTGTATGTGATGTCAAATATTGTACTGATGTTGAACCACTTTTAAATACATCTCCAAACTTCTGTTGAAAGTCAGAAAATGATGTAACGATGGTTGGAACACCAGCTGGTCCTTTGACTGTTGGACCTATTAGAGCTGCTCCGATATCAGAAACAGCTGCGGGTAAAAACGATTGGTCTATTTCATTCGTAAATACGCCGGGTGAGATTATTTTTTCGGCCATTGAATTTCTCCTAAAATTGATTTAACTTGATAAAACTCAAGAAAATTATGCATAAATATTTTCATATATAAATATTGAAAATATTTTCAAAACATTGATATTTATTTAAGTTTATTTATTTATTTGGTGTAAATTCACCTGTTTCTGGATTTAGACTTCCCTCACCATATTTTTTAGTAGTTTCATCTAAAAATTTATTTTCTTTTTCTTTATTTTTATTGAACTGGTCTACCAAATCTGACTCGGACTGATCTAAATTATCCAATTGTTCTTGTAATCTTAATCTAGCCATAGCAATTTGACCAAATTGTCTTTGAATATCAAAAAATTGTTTTTGGATATCTTTGACACTGTTCATTTCTTCTTCTGTGAATTTTACTGGTTCAGACATTATAACCTCCATTGTTAATTATTTATATATATAAATATATAAAAAATTATTTTCCGACTTGTTTATTTGTCGCATCACCCTCAAATCCAAATACTACTCTTGACGGTGTTAATTGTTTTCTCATATTTGATACTTTATTCGTAATCACTGAATTTAAATATTCAGGTAATAAATAAGCTTTCGTCAATACTGAAAATGTTGACTTTATAAATCTTTCCCCTCTTGAATCCATTTCAGATGCATCTGATATATTATCAATTGTACACACAAATTTCATATCTTCTTTATCACCCCAATATGTATGTGATTGGTCTACAAAAGATTCCACTAATGGATTCATTTGTTCAATAAAGTTTGTCCATAGTACAAATTCATATGTTATATCACTATATGTTGGCATTGTTGTTACAATATTTTCATAAGCCGGTTTATGACCTTGTTGAACTGAAAATCTATCATACTGATTGTCTTTACTCCAACTTGAATTTCTAACTACATTGACATATTTATTTTGAACATCATGAGAAAAAGATTGTCCGGATGAATCATTTCTTGACACCTCTGTTCTTTTTAACATAATTAAAGGAAGAATAAGTGAGCCATTTTTGTCTCTCAACACTCCTCGTTGCCTAACAGATTTCCATCTCTCTTCATTGCCATAGTATACAGGAACTTTAGTCGTTTCGTTGGATTCTTTTATTCTAGGTTTCATCGTGTTTTTAATGTGATTTATTATAGAGGTATCAATATCTTTAAGTGTAATGGAATAATTGTTTGTAAAATTATTACCTGGAATTATTGATATCTCACGATTTCCTTTAATGGTGGTATTTTTAGTGGAAACTTGACTAGACCTGTCAACACTTTCTTTATTAACTGTTTGTTTATTTGTTATTCTATTAACGGCCATTTCGTCTTCTCAATGTTCTTAATTTATCTTTTTTAGTTTTAACTTTTCCTTTTATTTCTTCTGACTTAACTGCATTTTGGTCAACCATTGATATTGCAATCTCTCTTTGTATATCTACCTCAACAGCTTTTGTACCTGTTTGACTGTCTGTACCTATGTTATCTATTTTATTCATTAACTTACCCATCATCTGTTCCATTTGTAAGTTACCATTTGGTTCAGGTGTATAATAATGTTTTCTCTCTCCATAGACATCTTCTTCAACCACATTACCATCTACTTCTTTTTTAGGTTGAGGTTTAGGTTGAAAGTTACCATCTCTTTCATCAAACTTTTTAATTGTTTTATGTGTTATTCTTTGAACTGCCATTATCTAGGTCTCTCTTCAATTTGCAATGATGAAAGTCTTGCTCTATGAGCAGTAGCTTTTATTTGATGTTTATATCCTGGATGACCAACAAATAATTGAGGTTCTGTTGTTCCATTGATTTCCCAATAATAATTATTCCAGTCTACAATGTCACCGGATTCAGGATAAAAGTTAAGTGAACCACTCGAAAGATTTTCTCTTTGAAAATACATTTCAATATCAGCATTTAAATCCGCTCCAAACTCATCTTGATTTACTTCAGGTTCATTATACAATATCAAACAATTTACTCTAAATCCAATGTCATAATATTTTGTTGTAGATTCACCATAAATATTTTCATTTGTATTATCTATATTTACTTTATAAATGTCAACCGATTGTCCAACAATCTCATCAATCAATTCTTCGTTCATAGCATTGATTAAGTCAAACTCTTTTTGTGGTACGAAAAATGGTTTTGTTTGTGACATTTAATTACCCCTATACACTAGCTATAAATAATTCTACATCTACCGTATTAGTTCCAGAATCTACAACTATACTCGCCAAATCTTCAAAACTTGCAAATGTAGGGTCTGTATCCTCTTCACCTAACATAAAATCATTAGGGGGGCCAAACACTAAACTATGACCAGCAGCTACAACAAATTGAGCATTATCACTAGCCCCAACCATAGCGACATTTATTGAATTACTATCGTCAAGATTTGTCAATCTTATATATCTTACATCTTCTACATCAAACGCTTGAACACTTGTACTAACTGCAGCTGCGAATGTAGCGATAGTGGTGTCACCACTAGCTGGAATTGTAATAATTCTTTTAGATACTTCATTAATACTCCCAATACTAAGTGTATTTACCCCACCTTGTTGAACTCCATTTAACTTGATATCTTCTTGTATTGTTACTTTTAGTGTTGATGCTGTAATTGTACTAGCCATTTAATTTCTCCAATTATCCTATGTATATTTTCAATGGTGCTTTATTTAATACTTGTTGTTGTGCTTCAGCGACCTCTTGTTCTTTTCGAGCTCCCTCAGCTAATGATACT